GAATTTTATCACAACAGCCGAGGCGAACCAAATTTGAGCGGGATGGTAAAGATGGGGCCAACGCCGATTGCAACGGACTGGAAGAACAGGGGATGCAAGGATTACCGGAAAAACAGGAAGCATCAGTTGCAAACGGAGGTTGGTGGCCAGCTGAACCCGACGTGGGTAGAATATCTTATGGGGTTCCCTCTCGGGTGGACCGACTTAAATGCCTCGGAAACGCCGTAGTGCCCCAGCAGTTTTATCCGATCTTTCGGGCCATAGCGGACATAGAGAGGGGAATTATACATGGATGATATCAAATTAGCCCTTCTAGGCAATAAAGAGGCGGCCAAGCGGCTGACGGATGCGGGGGTGCTACTGCCATGCCCGGGTTGCAGGGGTGAAGACACAAAGCACAGGGCTGTAATGGCATGCGTAATGATTGAATGCCTGTGTGGGTTTATGGCGGCGGGCTACGACTTGGAAGAAGCACGGCAGATATGGAACACCCGCGCGCCGATTCTGAGCGCGGAGGAGATGCTGGAGGGGATGGAATGAACACGCTGATTTTGTACGCTATGGGGATTGCATCGCTGGTAGTCATTATTGCCGGGGCATTTACCGTGGTGGTCATGATTGTGTACTATATCCAAGTCATGTGGTCAAAGATTTCTGCCTGCGCAAAGAACACAATGGAGTATTTGCAAAACAAGCAAGATTTTGAGGTTTACAAAGCCGACGTGCTCCACTGGGATATGGTAAAGCGAGAGAAGGCGCTGAGGTGCCGGGAGTGCGCATATCGGAAAAAGTACATGGACGAGGAGGCCCAGCCATGACGCGGGAAGAAGCGATCAAGTCATTGCAAAACATAATCGAATACTGGACATATAAGCCGACTGAGGTTGAAGCCGCTAAGATGGCAATTGCCGCCCTCCGCCCCGTCAGCCGGGAGCAGGTAGAGCGGGTGTGGCCGGGGTGCGAAGCTTGCAAAGACGCAGGTTTAGCAATTGGAGAGGTTCAGTTTTATGGACCTTTTGAAGGGCCTATTGATGTATCTGGAAATATGCACTACTGCCCCAATTGTGGTCGCCCTATAACCCCAGTGGCGAAGGACAGACAGGGGAAGAGATTGGAGACGCTGAAAGATGAAAAGAGCGATCTATGATGGTGTGCTCCTGCTGGACGAGTCTCTGCCCTATGAGGTGGTCGAGCTGCCTCTGCCGCGTGACTCCCCGGTAGAGCTCCTAGAGCCGGAATCCGGGCCACCCAAGGAGCCCCACGGCCGGAACGCAGCGGAGAAGCGGGAGATCCTGGACCGCCTCTATGCCTACCGCAAAAGCGCGGGGCTGGGCTGCTTTGAGCCACTGGCTGAGGCTTGCGGCAAAGGGATTACACCGGATCTGCTCCGCCGCCTCTACAGCGGGGACGAGGTGGTGCCCATCCAGGTGTGGCGTCAGGTCGGCGCCGGCCTGGGCAAGCTGGGTGTGTCCAAGTTGGACACAAATGGGGGATAAGCATGGGAGACTGCGTCCGTATCGAGGAGTACCGGCGCACCTGTGCTAATTGCTACTGGCACAATGACGCCATGGGGGCGTGTAGGCACCCGGGAGGCTGGTGGTGGGATAAGCGGTATCATCACTGCGCCACCTTCCGGTGGCGGGACGGCCCACCGGGGAGAAAGAAAGGAGAAACTCAGCATGAAAAATAAGAACCTGCGGAGATTGCGCTGTCTGGTGACGGCGCAGACCAGGGGCAATCTAGAGCGGCTGGCCCAGATGGACGGGTGCGGCGACGTGGGCCGCATGGTAGACAAGTTGACCCGGGACAAGATGCTGGCCCTCCGCCAGTCTGTCGTCGGGCCATGGGCGGCCCACTATGTGGCCCGGGCTAAGAGGGTGGATTGATGGCAAAGCGGCTCAAGACCATCACGGCGGGGCGCCTGGTGGTCGTTGGGTGCTACACCATCCCAACACCCCGCAGCACAGAGAGGGAAAGGAAAGCACTGCGTGAGATCTCCAGCGCAGCCCAGATGACGATTAACGCCAACCGCTCCTGGCAGCGGCTGGAGCTGTTGCTGGCCGCCAACTTCGGGCGGAGAGATCTCCACGTGGTGCTCACCTATGACGACGAGCACCTTCCGGCCAACCGGCAGGCGGCGGTGCAGCGGGTGCGCAAGATGCTGCCCCAGCTCCGAGCTGTGCGGAAGTCCAGAGGGCAGGAACTCAAGTACATCTATGTGACGGAGCAGCTCAGCTCCGAGGGCGGGCGGCTCCATCACCACATGGTAGTCAATGGTACCGGGGCGGATTTGGATGTGCTCCGATCTCTCTGGCCTTATGGTGAGGTGGAGCTGGAGACCCTGGACACATGGCAGGGCTATGAGGCCCTGGCCAAGTATCTGACCAAGGAACCCAGGGAGCTGGGTAAGCCGGAGGTTGGGGCGCGGAACTGGGCGGCCTCCATTGGGCTGACAAAGCCGAAGGTGGAAAGTGAAATCGTCAAGGATAACCTGACGGTGGCCGCGCCGCCCGGAGCAGTCATCCTCAGCGCGCCGCCACCCGTGCGAAACGAGTTCGGCGAGTTCGTTATGTTGAAATACTATTTACCAATAAAAAAGAAGGAGGAGAAGAAAGGAAGCAGGCCACCGCGCAGGCGGAAAAAAGAATAGCTCGCGCGTCTTTATTCGGTCTGGAAACCAGGGGTAACAAGTCCACGGGGAGGGAGAAAGTGCATGGAAAAGTTGCAAAAGAGAGGCGAGTGTGGTAAACTAATCGTGAAGGACGGATGGTTGATGTGTCCGTCCTGCCGGCGGCGGAAGGTGCTCCAAGTGAGACCAGACACCACGGCGAAAAATCTCATCGTCTATTGCCGAGATTGCCGGACGGAGACGATGGTGGATATCGAACAGGGCCAGTGCTTTGAGAGCCAGTGCCGATGATCAAGCCCCATACGGGCGGTCGTCGGTGCTGGCTTTTTGTTTTGCCCGGAGGTGATAGCCCGTGGCCATGAAGCCGCTCCGACCTTGCCGGCATCCTGGGTGCCAGAAACTCACCCGTGAGGGCTGGTGTCCCAAGCACAAACCCAAGCGGGCGGAACGCCGGGTGTCCGCTCAGTGGCACGGCTGGTACAACCTGACCGTCTGGACAGACGATCTGCGGCCCAATCAGCTCATGCGGGAACCATGGTGCCGGGAGTGCGCCCGACGGGGCATACGGACCAGGGCCACGGTGGTGGATCACATCCAGCCCCACCGGGGTAACTGGGCCCGCTTTATCGACCGGGACAATTTGCAGAGCCTGTGCAAGTCCTGCCACGATCGCAAAACTGCCCTCGAAATGGCGGCGGAAAAACGGCAAAACCGGGGGCGTTTTTAGCGCCCGGAATCGGCAAGACCGGCGGGATGCTTGGGCGTGCGCAACGGATCTGCCCGCGCACGGCAAGCCGAAGGCTTGCCAGACCCTCCCCCGGCCTGGAAAAGTTTGGGAATTGAAGCAAGACCGCACGGCCCCCTCGGTGAGAGATTTTCTCCCCACGGGAAATCCCGAAGCCCGGCGCAGCCCCGCAGGTGGCGAAAGCCGGGAGCAGGCGGGGAGAGAGATGGGGGAAAGCTGGGGGCGAGACGGGCGGCAAAACTGAAAACGAGGAGGTGGCCGGAATGGCTATCGAAACACAGAACGGGTACCCGTCCATCCGCATCACGGCGGGGGAGCGGGTACTGAGAAAGGCGGCGGAGCTGGTGCCCTATGAGGGGAACCCGCGCCGTCACGGCGAAAAGCAGATGCAGGCGCTGCGCCGGAGCCTGCGGGAGTTTGGCTTTCTCCGGCCGCTCCTGATCGACCGGGAGAACCGGCTGGTGGCCGGCCAGGCCGTCCTCCAGGCCGCCATGGCCGAGGGGATGGATGTGGTGCCGTGTATCCTGGCCGAAGGACTGACGGCGGAGCAGCGGCGGGCGTATATCCTGGCGGACAACCGCCTGGCCGAGCTGGCCGAGTGGGACCGGCAGGCCCTGCGGGTGGAGCTCCAGGCCCTCAAC